AGACCCTTTTCGGATGTGTGCTGGAATTTTTCTAGGTTCATGGTTTCACCAACTCTACATCCCAAACCTTGCCCCGTTGAGCAACGACTCTAAATTTACTATCTCTTGGTAACAAGAACTCAGCCTCGGTCATGGATGGTGTCCAGCCATACGCAGGTTCGTGATAGCCCGAAGGAAAGATTCCTTTTGTACCAGCGGGTAACTTCATACGGAAAACCAAGCCGTCGTAATAAGGTTGAACGCCACCAAATTGACGAGCAACTCCCGCATCAATTGTTGTGGATGTGTAGCCCTTATCTTCGTATACATCCCCAACTTTGAGTTTGTCGAAAAAATCTAACCCGTTACCTTTTACTCCTCGATAGGCAACCAACTCTTCAGATAATGGAGGAGCAATTTCCATCGCCTTATCAAGTGAATCAATGTTTGTCTTATATGCACTATCGCTTATCTGAGGGTCTCTTAAAGCCTCATTCATGTGATAACCACCAGCGCTTTCATAAAAACTAATTGCTGGGGAGAACTCAGGATGAGCCATCTCGGTAAAACCTTTTATGCGCTGACTAAATAATTTTTCCATAAAATAAACTTCTTTTTCTGTATCGGACGCAAAAACTTTTACTTCATCTTTGAACCAATCGGCAAGATTCTCATAATTTCCAGTAGCCCAATTTCCGTGAGTCTTTTGGTCATGCTCGCCGTGCTTTTTTACATCTTCTTCGTCACGGATGAAAGGAATTGTGTTAAATAGATTATGAAAAATCATTCCAAATTCGGTGCCTTTTTTGACTACATGAGGCTCAACTAATTTCACTTCGATAACCGTAAATGTTGTAGGCTCTTTGCGAGTCCAAGAATTAACTGTGATGTCTTGACCATCTTTAATTGGTCTTGTCTGACGGTCATTTGTATACTTTACCGTAGAAGTCTCAATTTTAGAAAAGTCTCCAGTAATGGCTCCATCTCTAATAATGTCATAGCGCACTTTAGCCGCTGGGTCATTACTTTCTTTTCTGTCCCAACTTAGGTCGTTTGGGTCTTGGTATCTGTACCCAGTTACTAAATCTTCGCCAGGTCTATTTAGTTTGAAAGTTCTTGCTGAGACGGCACCTCTAGCCCAGTAAGGAGTAGTTACTGTTGAAATGCCTACTACTTGAAATTTACCGCTAGTAATAGTTTCAAAATCTGATGGGTAAAAACTTTTCTCACGCTTGACTGACACACCTTTTGCACCCTCTTGAATTTTTAGAATTACTTTCGTATCACTTGGCGTGTATGCCCTGTCTGCTGCATACCATTGAGCGACGCCTAAAGAGCGAGTAGTTGAGACCAACGGCATATCAATTGTGTCGCCCTCTTTGAGATTAGTGAACTGCTCAAGCAATGCTTTTGACTCTGCATCACTCCCTGCCATACCTCTATACAAAGTTGGTTGCGGACGACCATTAGCAATTGCCGTTAAAACTGCCTCAGTTTGATTTCTTACTGCGCTAGTTGAAGATGCACCAAAGCCCCGTTGCGTTAAATAATTCTCAGAGCCACCAACATCTTTATCACTTTTAGGAACTGGCAAACCAAGCATCTCGCCCGCGTACTGACGGTATAAATCTACAAACTGGTCGCCATCAACACCATGTTCCCAGTTTTCCCAAAATTTATCGGTGGTTCCAGTTGCATTGCGAGGGCTTGCTGGTACAGGGTCTTTTGGATTCCAAGTTTCTAATTCTGATGAAATACCCGTAGCCCAACTGCCGTGGGTCTTTTGGTCATGCTCTTGATGTTTGATTACTGGACGAAGCCCAGGAGCAAATCTAATTACTTTTACACTCATCGTGTTCCCCTATCAGGTGGAACCATCACCATCGCACAACGGCAATTAGGATGCACAATAGGCGCCTCAAGCCCAATAGAGAACACGCCATTCCAAGGAACCAACTCACCATCAAGCGGGGCGCAAACATCGCATGTGCGCTCATCTTTGGCTGTTACCCACATCTTCAAAGCGCTTGGGTCTATGTAGCCCGCTTCATCGGCTTGCTTCCAGCCCTCGTAGCGTCCCTCGTTTTGTGCAATCTGAATCTCGGTGCGAGCAATCATTGTGGCTCTTGCACCGCGTAAGCGGTCAGCATATTTAGATGCGGAAGCGGCAGATGTTTGACGGGCTTTTGCCTCTTTCATTCCGCTTTTAATCAAACGCTCTAACTCACGCTTTTCAAACTTTGTTACTGCCTCTGCCCACTTTGGGTGTAATCCAATAATGTTTTTAATTCGACGAGCAGTAGCGCGATAATCCAACTGCTCGTTAAATGAATCAATAATAATCTTGCGAATTGCTATGCGGGTTAATTCATCAATGCTGGTAATCAACTGCCCTGCTCTTTTAGACGCAAAGGCTAAGGAGTTTGGGTTTGTCTTATTAAATGACATCGAGAATGTAACTGGCGGTGGCGTTGGGCTTGCCCAATCAGGAATCTTTGTGAAATCCATGTTAGCCATAGGAGCCTTGTTTGTAATCTTTACAGGCTTAGGGATAAATGCAGGTAAGGCTAATTTAGGCGCAATAGATTGAATCTGTTGAACTGCCTGTTGCCCACCTATGTCAATAGATGTCATTAACGCATCTTCAATCTGTTTTCTGTTTCCCGCAACAGTAATTGCATTAAGCAAGCGGTTCAAAGAATCAGGGTCAAGGCGTTGGATAATTCGTGCCAACTCTTCAACCTTGATTGTGTTAGTCGATTTACGAATAGCATCGTAAAGAACGCGGGCTAATGCCTGTTCCTCTACTGTTAATGGATTACGACGCTTACCGTCTCCGCCAAAGATTAGGGGCATGTTTAATCCACATCGCCGTCTAGCGGTTCTGCTCCTTCAGGAATCTCTAACTCTTCTTCCAATGATGGAGGTGCGTCGAATCCAGCCGTCTCTGCCCCTTCAGGCATAGGAGGCATACCGAAGTTTGCTCCATCGTGTTCTGCTGGAGGTAGACCTGCCAACTCACGAAGATAATCTTCCAACTTAGGGTCAGGCATAAGAACGCCAGCCTGAGCCAATTTAGTTACGAAGTCTGAAATCTCAGTCAAATCAACATGGCTTACTTCACCGTATGTTAGGTACGGAGCGCGAGAGATGTCCATTCCGTTTAATTTCATCAAGCGAGGAATGGCGTACTGATTCATTACTTCTGCAATGTTTTTAGCAATTGAATCAACTGCCATTGACCATAAATCCATCTTGGATGCACCGAGAGCGTAAGAGCCAACTCTGTCTGAACCAAGAAGAATAAAGTCTGACAGGATTGACATTGACTGACGAGAACCACCTGATGAGAGCAATTGCAAGTCAAACATCTTATGTCCAGCATCGTCGTACATCGCTGGCATAACAATGCCTTCTTGCTCATTGCGCTTGATAGATGTAACGATACTTTGAATTGATGCTAATACTTGCTGTTGTTCGGCTGATGCAGATGAAGAAAGATATTCAGGAGGTAGGTAGGCAACTGGCAAACCTGCTAAGTCGCGCTCAATACCGATTGCTTCAATTTCTTCAATGCGGCGCTTGAAAAACCAAGGACGGTAAGCATTACGAAGAATTGAGCGACCTTCAGGATTGTTCTTTGTTGTTACTGTACGGAAAAGCAAAGCCTTGTCAATCGGAATTGTATGTATTCCACCTGTTGATGGGTCCACTTGCACCATGGCTTGAATTCCACCATCTGCATCAATTTCCCAACGGAATAATGTTTCCTGTGCGCGGATAGGCAATTTACGCCAACCGATTTTTCCGTCATTGTGCTTTGAACGCTTCTTTGGGTCATTGCCATCGCCCTTGCGGACTTTGTAAACAATTTCGTGATAAGAGAATCCAAAAACTAGCATTGAAAGAATTTGTGAAAGTGTTGCATCCCATGAATCGGACATATCGTGAATACATGATTCAATAAATGCCGCGGCTTCTTTATCTTCAGGCTTTACATCGCCATCTGATGAATCATCGCTGTACGGGTCTACACGCCATTCAAGACGAGTAATAACTTTTTCAACTGCAAACAACATCGACCCGATTGTTGGGTCGTTATCTGCCATTTCGCGGAAAGTCTTTGCACCGCGGATGCCTCTAAGATTGACGAGAAATTCTTCATAAACTGTTCCACCTGAACGGCGTAAACCAGTTGAGCCAAACTCCTGTAGGTCAGGTCTTTCTGCCATGTGTGCCTCTCGCCTACTCTTTGTGCGCTAATCCGACAACAATTTTAATCGCTTGCTCTTCATCAAATCCTGCCCTTT